CTTTTAATACTAATGATAGAACAAGTGCTAATCAAATCTTGTATTCAGGTCTATATAGTCCTAATATGAACTCTTATTATATATGCGACTATGTCTCTTGCAATAATTGGTGTCTCATAGATGGCCGAATCAGCGAGTACCATCTCAACGCAATCAGCTCAGGATTTTCTGGATCTTTCATGATAAATTTTTCAAATGGAATACCAACGCAAGAGGAACGCTTTCAAATAGAGCAAAGTCTTACTGAAAAATTTTGCTCAGAAAATAACTCGGGCAAATTTGTGCTTACATTCTCAGATGATAAAACTAGAACACCTGAAATCCAAGCAATAACTCCTTCAGATTTAGATAAACAGTATTTAGCACTCCAAGAACTTTTAACGCAGAACATACTTTCAGGGCATAGATGTACCTCTCCTATGTTGATGGGTATAAAGTCTGATACAGGGCTTGGAAACAACGCTGATGAGCTTAATTCAGCTGCTAACTTTTATCTTAATACTGTAGTTAAACCTTTCCAAGACCAAATAGTAAAACAGCTTAGAAAAATCTTTAAAGTAAACAATATGGATATGCCTGTAGATTTTGTACAGTTAAAACCAATTACTGTTAAGTTTACTAATCAAGACTTAATGGCTGTAATGACACAAGATGAAATTAGAGAGGAATTAGGCTTAGAACCATTAGATGAAGAAGTAGTAGTACATGAGGATTTAGAAGAAGTAGGTATGATTGATGGAAAGCCTGTATTTGATACAATAGAAGAAGCTATAAATAAATCTAGAGAGCTTGGCTGTGATGGCTACCATGAGCATCAATATAAAGGTAGAACTGTTTATATGGCTTGTGAAACTCATGATGAATTAATGGGCTTTAACCTTTCTGAAAAAACTGAACTAGATAAATTTATTGAAGAATATGGTGAGGACATTCCTGATGATTGGGAAATAGTGGATCAAGAAAATGCAGATGGTGAGCATGAGGATTTTGATTTTGAAGCAGAACTAAACAGGATAGCAAACGAAAAAATAGAGTTAGCAAGTACAGGAACAGCAAGACCTAATGCAAGAAGTTCACAAGATGGAGTTAATGATTCTTATAATGACTATTATAAAGTCAGATACGTTTACACTAAAGATAGAGCATTAAGTCAGTCAGGAGAAACTAGAGATTTTTGCAAGTTAATGATGAGAGCTAAAAAAGTATATAGAAAAGAAGATATACTACAAATGACTAATAAACCTGTCAATAGAGGTTGGGGGCCGAAAGGAAGGAGTGCTACATATTCTATATGGCTTTATAAAGGTGGCGGAAATTGTCATCACTACTGGAGTAGAATTGTGTATAAAACTGCATTAAGAAACGCTAAGTCTAGTATAAGTGATAAGCAAATAATATCAAGTGCTAAAGCATTAAGTGAAGGATTTACTTTAAAGCGTAATAGTGGACTAGTAGCAAAAGCACCTAAAAGAATGAAAAATAACGGATTTTTAAAACCAAGATAAATTATGGCATACGTTTTATTTATATCAGAAGCTAAATTAAAAGATAGTACAGCGATCAACTTAAATGTTGATGTAAATTTACTATTACCCTATGTACGTCAAGCTCAAAAGCTCTATGTAGAGACAAAGCTAGGAACTGATTTAACACAAAAATTAAAAGACCTCATTACTGCAGGTACAATAGGTAATGCAGGTAATGAAGCATACAAGACTTTAGTTGATTCTTATATTGGTGATATGTTACCCTCTATGGCTTTTTATCATGCTATTCCTTTTCTAAGATTTAAGATAGAGAATGGTAATATATACTCTAAATTTTCAGAAACAGGAACTGCTTTAAGTACAGAAGAAGCACAACACCTAAGAGAAGAAGTTAGAAATACTGGTGAGTATTATATGGAACGAATGATAGAATACGTTACTAATAACCTATCTAGCTTTCCTGAATACTCTACTAACTCAGGTGCTGATGTTAGCCCTGACCAAAACGCATATTACAATGGTATGAATTTAGAAAGACCAAGCCAACAAGGAACAAGATTAACCTTACGTAACTTTTTAACTGCAGGAGACTAATGAAAAAACATTATAAGCCTAAAAAATTAAACATAACTAAACTTAAATCATATTTAAAAGATGCCACTAAAAACAATAACAAAGGAAGTAGGAGAGGTAATAGGAGTAAATGCAGCAATTCTTAGCATAACTACTTTTACAGATTTAGAGATATTATTAAAAATTATATTATTAGTAGTATCTATAATATATACAATAGATAAATGGTGGCATAATAAAAAGAAAAGAAAGAATAAATAATATGGATGTACCTACTAATAAACGAAGGAAGCTAAATTCTAAAAATCCTAAGTATAAAAATAAGGCAAAAGATGATGTTAAAATTCATAGAGAACTTATTAAAGAAGTTAAGGGGGTTAAAGTGTACGGACTATTTATCCAATAATTTGGATCATAAAATAAACCTTTTAATTTTAAGAGATACATTTACAGACAATTCTATTATTGGTGAGTTGTTTTTAAATGATGAGTGGATGGCGGACACCCTAGAAAATCCTGATTTAAATAATGCTAAAAACATATCTTGTATTCCTGCAGGTGAATATACTGTAAGGGTAAGATATGCAGAAGAAAGTGGAAGTAGAGATTATGACCATCTGATAGTAGAAGATGTACCAAATAGAACTTATATATTATTTCATAGAGGAAATAAACCTAAAGATACAAGTGGTTGTATTCTAGTTGGAATAGGTCGTAAACAAGACTTTGTTAGTAACTCTATATTAGCTATGAATTTACTAATGAAAGAAATCTTTAACTTAGGCGAAAAGAATAAAATAAAATTAATAATCAAAAATAAATAACACATGAAAAATTATATTATAACTAAGCTATTATCTAGCAAGAAAGTATGGCTAGGTTTAGCATCAATAATTATACCTCTAGTTGCTAAGGCATTAGAAGTAGATGAAGAAAGTGTAAGTCAAATTTGGTGGTCATTAATCGCTATGTTAGGCGGTCAATCTTTAGCTGACTTTGGAAAATCAAAGAAATAACAGATTTAGATTAAAGCCACATGAAATAGTGGCTATTAAAAAAATGCGAGAAACCGAGACTAGAAACATTCTAGTTATCGGTGACTTGCATGAACCATTTTGCTTAGATGGTTATTTAGAATTTTGTCAAGAGCAGTACGAAACCTGGAACTGCAATCAAGTCATATTTATAGGTGATATATTAGATAATCATGCCTTTAGTTATCATGAACCTGATCCTGATGGAATGAGTGCAGGTTACGAATTAGAACAAACTATAAAGAAAGTATCTAAATGGTACGCTGCTTTCCCTTATGCAGATGTATGTATTGGAAACCATGATAGAATGGCTTCAAGAAAAGCTATGACTGGTGGAATACCTGCAGCTTGGATAAAGTCTTATAATGAAGTATTAGGCACTCCTAATTGGAACTGGGTTGAATCCGTAGTATATGATGATGTGCTTTATGAACATGGAGAAGGTGGTCAAGCACAAACAAAAGCAAAGAATAATCTAATGTCAAGTGTGTGTGGTCATACTCATACTGAAGCCTACACTAGGTGGTATGTAGGAAAGAGATATAGAGTGTTTGCTATGCAAGTAGGTTGCGCTGTAGATGCTTCTACATATGCAGCTGTTTATGCAAAGAACTTTAAAAAACAAGCCATAGGCTGTGCTGTAGTACTAAACAATGGTACACTACCTATAAATCTTTTAATGCCCTTATAACGCTTTAAAATGCCTAAAATACCCAAATATCCTGATTGGATGGAAACATATAGGCTTATTGTATTGTATTTTTTAATTATGCTATTTGTTTTTTTACTTTCTTTATAATTACTAATTAACATACTTATTGTTAATAACTTTGTAAATAATTCTGTTAATATAGTTGTTAATATAAAATACTTTTGTAATTTAGCACCATTATTAATCAAGAATATATAACATGAATTTAAAAGAATTTTTTAGAAACCTAGATCCTACACCAGGTAAACTTAACCACTTAACTACAGTTGTTAAAAATCAGAAAAAAAGAATAAATGATTTAGAGCAACGAAATGTAGTTCAACGAAGAACTTTAACAGAAGCACATAAAGAAATAGTTGAATTGAGAAAGAAAGACAAAGAATTATCTAACAAAGTAGCAGCTAAATACAATAAATAAAATGAATAAATTAGAATTTAAAGTAGATAATGCTGATTGGTGGTTAGATGATGAAGAAGAAGAAGTTGTATTATATAACAAATTAACTGATGAGGAATATAGATTAGATGCAGAACTCTTTAAAAAAGAATTGTGGACTAATAGAAGTTTAAATCCTACTGAGGTTGATTGTTTGGGAGAAAGGTGTATATTAGAGTTAGAAGGTGATGATTTTAACCCTTTTGATGAATGGAGTATAGGAGAAATAGCAGAAGTATTTCATTATAACTATAAAAAATAATTATTAATTAAATAGCTTGTGGCTTAACCACTAAATTAAAATGACAAGTACAGCAAAAACTAGCACTATTAAAAAAGTAGTAAACATTAATGAATATGATGGTAAATTTGGCAAGACCTTTTACCACCATTTAGAAATGGAAAATGGAGATAAAATTGATATAGGTAAAAAGAAGGCACAACTTGAAGGTTGGGAATTAACTTATGACATTATTGAATTTGGAGAACAAGAATTTAACAAAGCAAAAGCAGTAGCACCTGAAGGCTTTAAACCTAAAACCTTTACCCCTAAAACTCAAGGTAAGTCTGATGATGTACAGCTTATGATCGTTAAACAAAGTTGTTTAAAATGTGCAGTTGAAAATGATAAGACTGGAGACAGAAGTAAGATTGTAGATGATGCTCAGTATTTTACTGATTGGGTAATGGATAATGCCAAGAAAGAAAGCAAAGATAATAACGATTTTCCTTTTTAATATGACAGCAAAAGACAATTTTATAGATATATGCAATCTAACTACTAAGGTTATGAAGTTGCGTAAAGGTGCTTTGTATAATAAATGCAGGTTGCAAAAGTATCAATTACCTAGAATGGTTGCAGCTGTTATAGCTAGAACTGAAGAAGGTATAAAGCATGAAGTAATTGCTGAGGTTTTAAATAGGCATAGAGCTTCAATATATCACTATGAAAAAGCACATCAAGGTTATTACTGTTGGGAAAAATATCGTAATATATTTAATAAGATTTATACAGCTTATAAGACTATTCAAGATGGTAAAAAGATATTTAAAAATAAGCGTACAATGAAGCGTTTTTTATTAAATAATGGCGTTGAAGAAAATTCAAAATTAGAAGCTAATATACTTATTATATCAGGTAAAGCTAAAACAATTATAAGTACCTCATATATGGATTTTTCAAATCAATTAGAAAAGATTAAGTTTGCATTGAAAGAATATAAATATGAAATGCAGATTTTATGACAGAAAAGCCTAATTATTATGCTATTATACCCTCTAATGTTAGATACTCTAGTTTAAAGCCAAATGCTAAACTCCTTTATGGAGAGATAACAGCACTAAGCAATAAGCTAGGGTATTGTTTTGCAAGTAACTTTTATTTTGCTGATTTATATGGAGTTAGCAAGAATACAGTTTCAAGATGGTTAAGTGATCTTAATAAATTAGGCTTTATAACTATTAAAATAGAACGTAACAGTAATAAAGAAATAACAAAAAGGATTATAGGTATAGTCAAAAAAGATGATACCCCTATATACGAAAAAGTCAAAGGTAATAATACAAGCATTAATACTACAAGTACTAATATATCTATAAAGGAGAAGTTTGTAAATGAGGTTATGACTTTTGATTATCCTAAAGAAATGTTAAATGATTTTATTAATTATTGGTGTGAAGGAAAAAAGAAAATGCGTTTTCAAAAACAAAGTACCTTTGAAATAAAGTTGCGATTAGTACGTTGGGCTAAAAACCAAAAACAATGGAGTAAGCCAAAAAACACTATGAGCAAACTAGATTCACAAATCAATGAATGGCAAAAAGCAAAAGATTTATTATGATAAAATTACTAAAACAAGAAGATTTAAAAGAACTAACTGAGAAGGTATTAGATTTAATTGCTAAAACCTCAGTAGAAATAGGACATAAAACTGATGCTAAAACAATGGTAAGTTTAGCTAAGATTTTTTCTAATGATCTAATTAAAGAAAAACGCTTTGCTAAAATGACATTTAATCAAGTGCAAGATGCCTTTCATCAAGGAGTAAGATTTGGTAAAGATGAACCATTTTTAAATATAAGAACTTTCTATAAGTGGACTTATGCACATAAGAAAGTAATAGATGATGCAAGGTATCAAGTTGAAATGCTTAATCAAAAAAATGTTCCTTTTTATCAAGAACCTTTAAAACTTTTAAAATGACAACATTACAAATTTTATTAATGATAACTATTTCAGTTATGGCAGGTATTATAATTGGAGTTATATATACTTTTATGATCCTATATAAAGATTTAAAAAAAGCAGTAAAAGAGTTGGATAGAATGGAACAATATATAGAAGAATTATTAAACGAAAAATACGATAGATAATGACATTAATTTCAAATAAACTACAAGAAAAAGTAAGACATATACTAATGGAAAAACCTGCAGCAAGAGATTGTGATAGAATACTTACAGCAATAATATGGTATGAAGAATCTAAAGATGAAACTTTAGTATGGCATTTAAATACTTTCTTTAGAAATTATGTTGATGGCAAATTAACACTTGCAGACAGCATAACAAGAGCAAGAAGAAAGCTGCAAGAAGAAGATAAAACACTAAGAGGTAAAAACTGGTATAAGCGTAAAGGTAGAGCAGAAGAAGTAAGGCAAGAAATAATTGACTATAAATATCAATGAAAAAAAAGACCATATCTAAATTAAAGAAAGAGTTAGATAAATGGTTTAGCTTATA